GAGCGCCGCGAGGTGGCGGAGCGTCTGCGCAAGGCTCACGGGATCATGGCGTTCGTGGAAGCGCTTGGCATCGACCTCGATAGCGATTGGGCGTGGACGGACGTGAGCAAGCGCGTGGCAGACCTGATAGACCCAACGTGCCACGTGGTTACCTCGGGTGAGTGGCGCGGCAGGCCCATCGGCAGCGAGTGCTCCGTGTGCCACGCGCCGCTCTACCCTTCGACAACGTGGACAGGTGGCATGCGGTACTGCTCGCAGTGCGGAAGCAGGGTGGTGGACGATGATGACTGAGGTGATTGCATGAGTGACGTTGTTAGCGTCGTGACGTTCGTTGCCGTGTTGCTTTTTCTGGCCTTCTGCACGTGGTGCTGGATGTGGCCGCGTGGATAGATTGGAGTGGTGCCCTTGACGGCGCAGGAGTGGTGGGACGCCGTGCGTGATGCCGCAGGGCGCATCGCCGAGTGCGAGGAGGTGTTGCTCCGATGGCGAGGGAGATTAGGGCACCAGCCTACTGCCCCGCCTGCCGGGTGCGCTTCGAGTTCCAGCGCTCCAAGCTCGGGAAGGCCCCGGCCAACAACCTGCGCAAGGCCCGCAAGGCGTTCGGGAGGAGGTACGAAGATGACTAAGCGAAAGCCCAAGAAGCGGGTGGGGGACCTCCTGCGCTCGCTGGCGGAGGTCATGCGAACCGGGTACGACTCCAAGGACTACCCCATGGACGAGGCGGTGGCGTTCGAGTGGTACTGTCGTATGCGGGTGGTGGCCGACTACATCGACGCCGAGCATGAAAGGCGCATGGAGTCGCAGCGCCAGAACTACCGCAGGCTGATCGACGGAGGAAGGTCATGACGGGGGAGGTCAGGCGCGCGAGGTCGATCCTGAACCGGTCCAAGGGACCGGCCGGGGACTTCACCGCCAACCCGTACCTAGGGTGCGCCCACGCGTGCTCCTACTGCTACGCCGAGTACATGGGCAGGTTTCAGGGGATCGACGACCCGTGGGGGACCTTCGTGATCCCAAAGGAGTGGCCCGACGTGTCCGGCAGGGACCTGAGGGGGAGGTCGGTGTGGATAGGTACCGCCTGCGACCCTTACCAGCCCATGGAGGAGGAGTGGGGCTGCACCCGGAGGCTGCTGGAGCAGCTGGCTCACACCGGGGCGGAGGTCACGGTGTGCACGAGGTCCGCTCTGGTCCGCAGGGACCTAGACCTTCTGGCCCGGATGGGCGCGCGGCTCGTGATGTCCGTGAACACCCACGACGAGTCGGTCCGCGCCGACCTCGACCGGGGATCGACTCTGGAGGAGCGGTGCACGGCCCTGTTCGACGCGGACACCGCAGGGATCCCGACCGTGCTCTTCTGCAGCCCGTTCCTGCCCGGGATCACCGACCTCGCGGAGGTCGCCATGATGGGCACCGCCTCCAGCGTGGACGAGGTCTGGGTGGAGAGGCTGGTCCTGAACGGCCCGTACCGGGGGCGCATGCTCTACTGGTGCCGGACCAGGCACCCGGAGGCTTGGCCCCTGTGGGAGGCGATATTCCAGAGGGGAGACCTCAGCCTGTGGGGGTACCTTGACGACCTGATCGAGGAGCTGGACGCCACCGGGTACTACCCCAAGCTGGTCAATCAGGGAGGGCACGACCAGTAGGGATCGTACACAGATTTTCCACACTTTGACCCACCTGTCAAACTCCAACTTGACAGGTGGGTTACCCGTATGATATAATCATTGTGTGGTGGGGACAGGCCCCGCCCACTCACCGACGGGAGGAGGCGGTCATGACCGTCAAGAGCGAGTACACCTTTGAGTATGAGGTCAACGAGCACGGCCACGTGCTGGAGGTAATGATCGACCGAGAGACCGGGCGCAGGGTCTCCGAGTCCATGGTGTACGGCCTGACTGGGGACGGCGAGCCTTACACCAAATGGCACGGGGAGAGGTTCTACCTGCCCGAGGAGGACGCGAAGAGGGCGCGCGAGGCCCGGGAGGCCTACCGCGAGTGGATGCGGGGTTACGGGTCTGACCCCAGATGGGGGTGGGAGGCTGTCTACACATGATCTCCACACTTGTCAAATTGATACTTGACAAATGCACCGCACATATGGTATAATGGTTTTACCGGGTAGGACAGAAGACAGAAGACAGAAGACAGAAAGGGGTACCCGAGATGATCAAGAACAACGCCAAGACCTTCGAGCTGGACGGAATCACCTACGAGCGCAAGGACAGCGGCTACTGCTTCCGCGACAACGCGCGCATCCGCGCGGAGGTCTTCGAGGCCGCCGAGCGCGAGTTCGACGCCCGCGAGGCCGCGGAGGCCGCCAAGGCCCGCGAGATCGAGGGCGTCAGGGAGGACATCAACCCGACCTTTGACGTCGACGGCCACCACTACGTGCACGACTGGGCCAACCGCAAGCACTGCCGCGACGGGGAGGCGATCTCCAAGCGTCAGTGGGAGAGCGAGGTCTTCGGGGAGGGCGCCCCCAAGCCCGCGCGCAAGCGCCGCCCCAAGGACGTGGCCGCCGAGTTCGAGACCACCGAGGGCGCCGTGACCCTGACCGCCAAGCAGCTGGACTTCCTGCGCGAGGTCGCGAAGCTCGGCGAGGACGACCTGCTGGGGAGCCTCGTCACCGGCTGCTGGTGCGACGTCCTGTGCGACGCGATCGGTGGCCAGTTCACGGGCAAGCCGATGACCGTGGGCGCGATGCTCAGCACCCTGTGCGAGAAGGGCCTCGGGGAGCGCTCCAAGGAGGAGCGCGAGACGGACAAGGGGCGTACCCGCAAGGTGACGAGCTTCTGCCTGACCGACCTGGGCCGTCAGGTGTGGACCGCGATGGGCCTGCGATAGGACGCAGGCCGTGGACGGTGGGAGGCGGGAATGCCTCCCGCAGGAGGGAGATAGACATGGACAGAAGGACGGTATACGTGATCGCCGCGTTGGTGGGAGTGGTGATAACCGCGCTGCTGCACGTGTCGGTAACGGGGGTGAGAGGGTACGAGGCGGTGGGGGGAGAGTTCCTGTTCCTGCCCCTGCCGCTGTGGGTGTGGGTGGTGGAGTGCCTGGTAGACGGGAAGTAGGCATGAGCATGGAGGGATGGGGAGACGGGCGATGTGGAGGGAGGTGATGGACTGGATAGACAACAAGTGCTACACGATTGAGACGATACTAGACAGACTACAGGGTAGGAGATCGATATGAACGTCACAACTTTGGAGCAGTATTTCTTGCAGGACTACGAGACGATGAAGGCAGATAACGAGCGCCTGCGGGAGAGGGTGCGCGAGCTGGAGGCGGGTATGGAGTACGGGGTCACCGACTCCCACCAGAAGTTCCATGCCGTCAGGGGCAGCACGTGCTCCAGGTGGGCGATAAAGGACCACCTCCTCAAGAACGGGAAGATGACACCCGAGCGCATGCGCGGGGTCATGGCGCTGGACGACGAGGCTCTGTTTAACAAATACAATGGCAAGACCATCAGCTACTGCAGCGCGATCAGCTACGAGGAGCACGAGTTCCAATACACCTTGCACATCAAGGAGAGCCGCGACGAATGGACGGCGGTCACTGACGGCAAGGAGAACTCCAACCTCCTGAAGGTCACGCCCCGAGAGCCGGGGGAGGACCTGACTGAAGACGAGTGGTACCCGATCGAGGAGGCCGAGGCCCTGAAGACCTTCCTGGCCCGGAACCTCCGCGAGACCATGGAGGAGGCCCTGGACGAGTATGAGCGGGAGCAGGCCGAGAAGGAGGCCACCGATGGCAGCGCCTCCTAGGTGGCCCGCTCAGGAGGAGGCGCTCCAGTTCGCCCTGGAGCGCCCTGCCTATTTCAGAGAGGAGATAGTATGAGCAAGAACCCAGACGTATACAGGGCGGCTAACCGCCGATACTACTACAGGAACAGGCAGAAGATCCTCGACCAGAAGCGCGAGTACCATGCCAGGAACGCCGAGTCCAGGCACGAGCGGGAGCACGCCTACCGCAAGCCGTACCTGAAGATCTATGTAGATAATGGTGGGGAGATGATCTGCAGCGAGTGTGGATCCACGGACTCTCTTGGGATCCATCACATCGACGGCGACCACGAGAACAACTCACCCGACAATTTGACCTGCCTATGCTACAGCTGCCACAGCAAAGCACATAACGAGACTAGGAGGAGGGATAGACTTGGAAGGTATACCTCCTAGATGGCCTGTACAGGAAGAGGCCCTGGAGTTCTCCCTGTCCCACGAGGCCGTCATGCTCGACCTTGAGATGGGGTGCGGCAAGACCCGCGTGGCGATAGACGCCATGATGGCGATCCCTGAGGTGCGCTGCGCGCTGGTGGTGTGCCCCAAGGCGGTCATGGGCGTGTGGCCCCGCGAGCTTGCCAAGTACGCCGAGGACGGGAGCTACTGCACCTTCCAGCGCAACGCGGGCGAGACCGTGCGCAAGACCGCCGAGCGCCTGTGGGACTTCATGTACGAGGAGGACACGCGCAAGAGGGTCATCGTGATCAACTACGACTCGGTGTGGCGCAAGCCCCTCGGGGACTACCTGATAAAGCTTGCCGATCAAGGCGACCTGCAGATGGTGATCCTCGACGAGAGCCACCGCGCCAAGGCGGCGGGGTCGAAGGTCTCCAAGTACCTCGCCATGCTGGGGCGCAGGGTCCCGAGGCGCCTGTGCCTGTCAGGGACGCCCATGGCGAACTCGCCCCTGGACGTGTACGGCCAGTACAGGTTCCTCGACCGCTCGATCTTCGGGACCAGCCACGAGAGGTTCCTGCAGAGGTACGCGGTGCTGGGAGGCCCGGAGCGCAAGTTCATAGTCGGGTTCAAGGACCAGCAGGACCTGATGGAGAGGTTCCGCTCGATCGCCTACACCTGCCACATGTCGGACGTGGCCGACCGGGTGAAGCTGCCCGAGGCCCTGCCCCCGCAGGTGATCGGGGTCGAGCTGCCCAAGAGGGACATGGCGACCCTGCGCGACCTTGAGCGCGACTTCATGGCCGAGTGCGCGGGGGGCTTCGTCACCGCCAGCAACGTGCTGGTCAAGCTGCTCCGGATGCAGCAGGTGTGCGCGGGGTTCTGCGAGGTCGTGGACGGCCCCATGGGGGAGGGGGAGGCCCGCGAGGTGAACCACGCCAAGGCGGACGCCCTGCGGTCGGTGCTGCAGGACCTCGACCCGGCGGAGCGAGTGGTGGTCTTCTGCGTGTTCAGGCACGACCTCGACGAGGTGCGCCGGGTGGCCCTGCTGGAGGGCCGCCCCGCGTTCGAGCTGTCCGGGCGCGAGCACACCTTGGAGGACTGGGCCGGGGAGGGAGGGGTCCACGACGGGCACGGCGGGGTGATCGCGGTGCAGGTACAGGCCGGGGCCGAGGGCGTAGACATGACCTGCGCCAGCCACGCGGTGTACTTCTCGCTGCCCCACTCGCTGGCGCTCTATGAGCAGTCCAAGGCGAGGCTGCACCGACCGGGCCAGTCGAGGCCCGTGTCGTTCCTGCACCTGATCGCCGAGGGGACCGTGGACGAGGCCATGTACTCTTCCCTGCAGCGCAAGCGCGACGTGATCGACGAGATCCGGGCCGGGACCTTTGACTTCGGGTACATGAAACGGTAAAAAACCAATTGACAAGCGACCGCGCGAGCGGTATAATGTTGTCACGGTGCAACGCCGTTGCTACAACAGAGAGGAGACTCACATGAAGGACGGAGCGCCAAAGAACCGACTGCGCGAGCTGCGCGACCGCAGCCGCCTGACCCTGCAGGAGGTGTCCACCCTGACCGGGTTCAGCGTGGCGACGATATCGCGCCACGAGGGAGGGAGCCGCAGCCTCTCGGAGGACGCGGTCGACAAGTACGCTAGGATCTACAAGGTCCGCACCTACGAGCTGTTCATCGACCCTAGGGAGGCCGGGGATGCAGCCGTCGACTAGGGGAGGAAGTGAGGATAATGCCCTATAAGGACCCTCAGAAGCGGAGGGAGTACCACCGCAGGTATTATAAGGAGTACTACGAGAAGAGCCCTGACAAAAAGGAACGCAAGAAGCAGAAGGCAAGAGAGAGGGCCAACGCCTACTATGCTGCCAACGCCGACGAGGTGAAGATCAAGCACAGGATGTATCACGCGCCGCATCGGAGGGCGTACACTGAGAGCGGGGGCAAGTGGGAGTGTTGCAAGTGCGGGAGCACATGGGACGACGGAGTACAGCTCGACGTACACCACAAGGACATGAACAACGAGAACAACGACCCGTCTAATCTGGTATGCCTGTGCAAGGAGTGTCATGACTCGCTACACAGGACCCTGATAAAGAAGGTCATTCCAGAGCTTATGGAGAGAGGAGTGATTGAGTGGGATGGCACCATCAAGTAACGACATGGTAGACAGGGCGCTGGAGTACGTGGACCTCGGGTGGTCCATCTTACCAGTCAAGCCCGATGACAAGAGACCGTACATGACCAATTGGCTACAGTACCAGAAGGCCAGAGCCGATAAGGGGCTAGTTACAAGCTGGTTCTCCAACCTGTCCAACGCGGGAGTGGGACTAGTGACTGGCAGGATATCTGGTGTTGTGGTACTGGATGTGGAGCACGACTGTCCGATACCCATAGAGGACATACTCAGGAAGTATCCTACCGAGATGGTGTCCAAGTCTGGGGGTGGTGGAAGGCATCTGTTCTACAACTACCCTCAGGGCGTGGGCCGCATCTCCAACCGAGTGCGCATCTTCGAGGGGGCGGACCTGCGCGCCGACGGGGGGTTCATCGTGCTGCCGCCCACGTTGCACGCGAGCGGTGGCCGCTACGAGTGGCTGAGGCGCGGCCCTATGGGGGCGTTCCCGAGGGAGCTGCTCGACATGCAGAGCCGCCCGAAGGCCCAAGAGGGCGACGGGTGGATCACCGAGGCCCTGAGGGGCGTGTCCGAGGGCGGGCGCAACGACGCCTGCGCGAGGCTGGCCGGGTACTTCTTCCGCAAGGGCATGGCCGCCGACATCGTGGAGTCGCTGCTGCTCGACTGGAACGAGCGCAACGACCCGCCCATGCCCGCCCGCGAGGTGCGCGCGACCGTGGCCTCGATCGAGAGGTCCCACGCCACGGGCGGCACCCAGTTCACTCAGGTCCAGTTCACGGACGACCGCGACAGGGTCGCGACGCCGATGCGACAGGGCGTCGCCGGGACCTCCGGAGGTACTCAGGAGGCCCCGGGCCTGTTCGACGTGGTGCGGATGGCCGACTACGTGAAGGACTACGGCGGGGAGGGCGTGTCGTGGGCCGTCGAGGACTGGCTCCCCGACTCCTCGATCACGTTCCTGGTCAGCCCGCCCGAGTCCTACAAGACGTGGCTGCTGCTCGACCTCGCGGTGTCGGTGTCCGCCAACGTGCCCTTCCTCGGGCGCTATCAGGTCAACAGCCCCGGGCCGACCCTGATCATCCAGCAGGAGGACTCCCACGCGGGACTCACCGACCGGCTGGCCCTGATCGTCGAGCAGAAGCTGGGCATGGAGGCCAAGATGGAGGGTTCCGCGTGGCAGGTCCCGTCCATGCCGGACCTGCCGATCTACGTCCACCCGAGCCGCATGCTGCGCTTCGACAACCCGCGCGTGCTGGAGGGGCTGGAGGCGCAGATCGCCGAGATCCGCCCGAGGGTGGTGCTGATAGACCCCCTGTACTCGACCACCGCGCAGGTGGACAACTACATGGCGGACCTCGCCAACCAGATGATGGTGCTGAAGGGATGGCGCGACCGTTACGGCTGCTCCTTCCTGATCGCCCACCACAGCAAGAAGAACGTGGACCCCGACTCCACGGCCCGCGAGGACTCATGGGGCTCCCAGTTCCTCAACGCCTTCTTGGAGGCGGGATGGCAGATCCGCCGGAACCCGCGCCTCGCCCAGAACGAGGTCGTGGTGCGCCGCCACTCCAAGGTCATGGGCAACCAGGCCCCGGTGTCGCTGACCTTCGACATATCGACGGTCTACCCCATGCGCTACCGCGTGACCGTGCGCGACTACGAGGCGCAGGCCCCGGGGGCCGCCCCTAGGCAGCCCGCGCAGGCGAACCTGCTGGACATCCTCGACGCCGAGGGGCCGATGACTCAGGCCGACATGGTCGGCAAGACCGGCAAGAACCGCTCCACCATCAGCCGCCAGATCCGCCAGCTGGAGGCGGCGGGCATGGTCGAGCGCATGCCCGATGGCAAGTTTCACAGGACGGGGGAGTAGTAATGAGAACTGAGGTAGTTATTCCGTTCGCGTTCGACACTGCACCGATTGAGGAGATGCTGCAGGAGCGGGGTGAGAAGGAGGTCATGCGCATACTTGCGGATAAGGTTGACGCCGCAGTTATTGCCAACCTTCCGACCAAGCCTGACGGCTACGGCTACAACGCCAAGCAAGTGCCGGACTGGCGCAGGCTCCTAGAGGACCGCTTCAGCCGCTGGCTTGACGAGCACCAACAGGAGATCGTTGACGAGGCCGCGCTGCTGATGGCGGCGAAGGGCGGTCGCAAGAAGGCATGGCGCGAGGTGCTGGTCGAGGTCAAGGAGAGTGACACCGGTGCCGGTGCGTAAGGTTACTGAGAGCGGAAAGACGATAGGCTACCGCTACGGGAGGTCTGGCAAGGTCTACTCCAGCCGAGCCAAGGCGGAGCGGCAGGGGAGGGCGATCCGCGCCTCCCAGCGCAGGCGCGGGGTGTCCGGGTACAGTGACAGGAGGAGGTGGCTGTAATGGGTCTGTTGCATAGGTGCAACATGCAACACAACTTGCAATGCACGGTCCCTCCGGTCCGGTGCGTTGCTGTTGTATTGCATTGTACCTCCCTAGGTACATGCAATACAATACAACACGGCGGGGGATGCAACGCGGGAGGTACAACCGATGGCTGAGTGGGGCTGCGGTGAGTACACGGAGTGCCCCTGCGGATGCGGGTGGGCCGTGTGCTCAGTGTTCGGCGAGTGGATCGAACCGGAGGACTGCTCCGACTGCGACTACAGGAACGACGAGGAGGGAGAGGACGATGCAGGATCAGGTGACTAGGCTCTGGGACGAGGAGAGGGACGCGCCGCGCAAGGGGGAGATGGTGTCGTGCACCCAGCTGCAGGCGTACCTGTCGTGCCCGAGGAGGTGGTCTTACTCCTACGTGGAGGGGCTGCGCCCGCGCACGGAGAGGCCGTACCTCACGGTCGGCAAGCTCATTCACAAGGGCTTCGAGGCCGCCATGCGCCTGCGCGCCGAGGGCTGCGGGGACGTGCTCGACATGGTCGAGGCGGGTGTGGCGGCGATCGAGGCCGAGGGCGACGCCCAAGGCGGGGTGGAGTTCGAGGGCGACCGCGTGCGCGGAGGGGATGACCCGGTGTCGGAGGCCTGCGAGGTGTTCTGGGAGGCCCTGCCCGAGTTCGACCCGACCCGCTGGGACGTGATGCGCGTGGGCGGGGTCCCGGCGCTGGAGCTTCACTTCTGGACGCCCTGCCCGCACACCGGGGGCCTGCACGGCTACGTCGACGCGGTGCTCCGCGAGCGCGCCACGGGACAGGTGTGGTGCGTGGACTACAAGTTCCGCAGCCGCCTCGCCTCGGAGGACGACGAGAGGTTCAGCCTGCAGCGCGCCGTGTACGCCCGCGCGTGCCGCGACCTAGGCGTGCCCGTGACGGGGACCCTGACGTGGCAGCGCCTGCGCAGGTGCGAGGCGGTCCCTAAGGTCCTGCGCGACGGCTCCATGAGCCGCGCCAAGGTCATGTGCACGTGGCCGCGCTACCGCGAGGCCCTGATCGAGGCGGGGCTGGACCCGGCGGACTACGCGGAGATGGAGGAGAAGCTCGCCGGGGTCGAGATGTCTCGCGAGATACGCGAGGTCCGGTCCGACGAGATGCTGGAGCGCGTCTGGGCGCAGGTGGTGGTCCCGACCGCGCTGGAGGTCGGGCACGGCAGGGAGGTCACGTCCATGGGCATGCCGCTCGCATGCGTCCCGGCGCTGGACCCCATGCGGTGCCGCCTGTGCCCCTACGCCGAGCTTTGTCAGGCGGAGCTGCGCGGTTACGACGCGGACTTCGTCCGCGCGGAGGGGTTCACCTGCGCCGGGTGGGCCGAGAGCCGTCCCGAGGAGCGTCAATAGATGTATTGACACGGGGCCGTCCCCGTGTTACGATTGACACACGATGGGGGCGCCCGCAGGGCGCGACAGTGAGGAGGAAAGATGGCAGACATGGTAACTAACGACGTGGTGGAGGGCTGGGGCCGCCTGTACGGCGACACCGTCCGCACCCTGGTCAGGCGCGAGGGGGTGGAGGACCTCATGGGCTGGCTGGCCGACACCGACCTGTACCGCGCGCCCGCCAGCAGCCGCTACCACGGGGCGTACGAGGGCGGCCTGGTGGAGCACCTGCTCGACGTGCACGCGGAGCTGCGCCGCCTGAACGAGGCCTACGGCTTCGGGTTCACGGAGGAGTCCATGGCGGTCGCGGCCCTGTTCCATGACCTGTGCAAGGTCAACTGCTACGTGCCCGACACCCGCAACGTGAAGGACGAGAAGGGCGTGTGGCACAAGGTGCCCTGCTACCGGTTCGACGAGGGGTTCCGCTACGGCGGGCACGGGTCCAAGTCGGTGTACCTCGTCCAGTCCTTCATGCGGCTGGAGCCTGAGGAGGCCGTGGCGATCAACTGCCACATGGGCCAGTTCGACGCGACCACCTACAGCAACGTGTCGGCGGCCTTCGAGCAGTGCCCGCTGGCGTGGGCGCTCCACGTGGCCGACGAGGCCAGCACCTACAAGTCGGGATGGGGTGAGATAGATGGCTGAGGGGTACCTGATCAGGCCCGAGATGTTCACCTCCAAGATGAACCTGCTGATCTACGGCGACCCGGGATCCGGCAAGACCCACCTCGCGGGTACCGCGCAGGACAGCCCGCAGATGGCTGACGTGCACCTGTTCAACATCGACGGCGGCCTGATGACGCTCGCCCAGCGCGGCGACATCCACGCCACCGACGTGCACTCGGTCGACGAGCTGGAGCGCGAGATGCACCGCATCGCCTCGGGCGACGCCAAGTACGAGGGCGTGCGCACGGTCGTGATCGACAACGTCTCGGAGCTGCAGACGCTCGCCCTTGAGGGGATCACCACCCGTGAGCTTGCCAACCGGCGCAAGAAGGACCGCACCTACACGGTGGATCAGGTCTACCTTGAGGACTACGGCATTGCGGGCAAGCAGCTCGCCCGAGTGCTGCGGGGCTTCCGCGACCTGCCCGTGCACGTGATCTACATCGCGCACCGCAAGGACAAGATGCGCCCCAACACCAACGTGCTCGACGAGTCCAAGCCCAACCTGACCGACAAGCTCTGCACCTCGGTCATGGGGTACATGGACTACGTGTGGTACCTCTACGTCGCCGACGAGGAGGTCATGGACGAGGAGGGAAACGCCCATCCCGAGCCGCACCGCTACCTCCTGACCCAGCCCATGGGCGGGTTCGTCGCCAAGACGCGCGGCAGCAAGTTCGCCGAGGCGCTGGGTCCCGTGGTCCGCGACCCCAACATGGCCGAGATCATGAGGGTGTACATGGAGGCCTACGGCCTCAACAGCTAAGCCGTTAACGGACCCCGTCGGGTCCTAGACAGTAAAGGAGAATGCAATGCCAGCTAACAACCCGTTCATGCCCACGCCCGGATCCAGCCGCCCTGCCCCCGCGCCGAGCCCCGCAGGCGCCCCCCTGCCCGGCGGTGCCTCCGACTCCTTCGAGGTCGACCTGACCGACGTGGAGTCTCAGGGCCTGATCCCGGAGGGGGCGTACCGCGCCCGCTGCGCCAACGTCGAGCAGTCCGTCTCCAAGGGCGGGAACCCCATGTTCGTCTGGGACTTCGAGCTGCTTGAGGGTGAGGGTAAGGGCCGCGTCCTGAAGGTGTTCACCGCCATCACCCCGGCGGCCATGTGGAAGGTCGCCGAGACCGTCATCGCGCTCGGCGTCGGCCAGACCGGCGAGGTCGTCAAGTTCAGCCGCTCCGACGTGGTCGGCAAGGACTGCGGGGTCACGGTCGCCGACTCCGAGTACAACGGCAACGTGCGCTCGCAGGTCCAGCGCGTGGTGTCGCTGGCCGAGCTGGAGCAGCTGAAGGCGCAGGCGTAGGCCATGCTGATCGACACGCTGGACAAGCTTGAGGCCATAAAGCCGAGGCTCCTCGCGTGCACCGACCCCTGCGTGGACACCGAGACCACGGGGCTGTCGATCTTCGGCAACGCCGAACGCCCGCGCGATCAGGTCATAGGCGTGGCGATCGAGGCGGGAGGGGAGGCCTACTCCCTCCCCCTCCGCCACTCCTCTGGTCGCAACCTGCCCCTGACGGTCCTGCCCTTCCTGCGCGCGTACCTCTCCGACCCCGACCGCACCTACCTCGGGTACAACTACGGGTACGACCTGCACATGATGGAGCGGGACCTGCAGGTGCCGATGGCCCCAAAGTTCGAGGACGCCATGCTGGCCCTGCACCTGATCAACGAGAACGAGCCTACCTTCAAGCTGAAGGAGGTCTGCGACCGCTACGGGATCGGGGACGGGTCGCTGCAGGAGTCGGTCCTTGAGGACAAGGTCTTCGAGCGCTGCCGCGAGCTGGGCGTGCCCTGCAGCCGCAGCGCGAGGGCCGCCGACAACGTGAAGTCCCAGATGCACGTGCTCGACCCTGCCGACGTGGAGCCTTACGCCTGCGACGACGTGCGCCTGACCCGTCAGCTCATGGACCTGCTGCGCCCAGCGCTGGAGGCTCAGGGCCTCGACCGCATATTCGGTCAGGTCAACTACTACGACCGCATCACGGTGGGGATGGAGCACGTGGGCATGCACGTGGACCGCGATCTGGTCGAGCGCTACCGGGCGGAGGCCGAGGGCCACGCCGCCGAGGCCCAGGCGCGCCTCAACGAGGCCGCAGGGTTCGAGCTGAACCCCAACAGCCCCAAGAGGGTGTGCGAGTGGCTCGGGACCTCATCGTCGTCCGCGCAGGTCCTGCAGGACCTGATCGACGCGGGCGGGGAGGGGGCCGAGCGCGCGCGGCTCATACAGGTCGCCCGGGGCTGGAGGTCCGTAGACTCTCGTTATTACACGCCGTACCTGCAGGAGATGGACTCGGAGGGGGTGCTGCACTGCAGCCTGAACCTGATCGGGACCTACACGGGGCGGCTGGCGTGCTCGCACCCCAACCTTCAGGCGGTCGCCAAGGCCACGGAGGTGTTCAAGGTCAAGGACGTGTTCACCGCGCGCCCGGGCTTCACCATGATCCAGGCCGACTACAAGCAGGCCGAGATGCGCCTCGTCACGCACTACACCAAGGACCCTACCATGAGGGACCTGATCCTGTCGGACGCGGACCTGCACTCCGCCACCGCCGAGCTTCTGGGGATCCCTAGGCAGGCGGCCAAGAGGATCAACTTCTCGGTGATCTACGGCATCGGCTACAAGAAGCTGTCCGAGAACCTGAAGGTGGAGCCTGAGGTGGGGCGTGACTACCTTGAGCGCTACCACGCCCTGTACCCGGGGTTCCGCAGGCTCATGGCCCAGTGCGAGGAGTTCGCCAAGGAGTACGGCTACATCGAGATGTGGACCGGGCGCATGCGCCACTTCAACGTGCCGACCGCCGACCCCCACAAGGCCATGTCCAACCTGATCCAAGGCGGGGTGGCGGAGGTCGTGCGCGTGGCGATCTCGCGCCTGTACCCGGCGGTGCGCGAGCTGGGCGGGCGTATGCTCATGCAGGTGCACGACTCGGTGATCTTCGAGGTGCCCGACGAGTCGATAAACGTCATGCTGCCCACCATAGAGCTGATCATGACTGACTTCGAATTTGATCCACCGATGGGCGTGGACATAGAGCTTGGTAAGTCATGGGGTACGTTCAAGAAGTGGGACGGCACCCAGGAGCACGTGCGCGCATACCTCTCCGAGGCTCTCGGAGGCCCCTCGGAGGCCCTCGGGACCGTCGGTACGGCCGAGCGCCCGACCGCGCCCCTGGAGGGCGACGGAGGCGCTCCCGTGGCCTCGGGGACGCAACTGACCCTATTCGACCTGGAGGGGGTGGACGCGTGATCATAGCGATCGACTTCGACGGGGTGCTGTGCGAGGATCGGTTCCCCGAGATCGGCGCGCCCGACTACGATATCATATCTCTGGTCAGGCGGCTGATCGACGCGGGGCACGAGGTGATCCTGTGGACCTGTCGCGTGGACGCGAGGCTGCAGGAGGCCGTGGAGTGGTGCGAGGACCGGGGCCTGCACTTCTGCGCGGTCAACGAGAACGCCCCGAGCAACCGCGCCCGCTGGGAGTCTGAGTATCCGAACGGCACCCGCAAGGTGTACGCCGACGTGTACGTGGAGGACCACGACCTGCTGTACCGCAGGGCCGACAGGCTGCACAGGGAGGGGGTCCCGTACTCAGATATGGCGGTCCTTGAGAGCGGCGGGCAGGCCGTTGTCACTGAGCTTAGGACATTGTTGACGTTAGGAGAGGAGCAGTCATGAGCGGTAAGCTTTGCGTGATGGTGGGGGGCCAGTACGGCTCCGAGGGAAAGGGTGCGGTCGCGGCCCACGTGGCCCGCGACTACGACGTGCACGTGCGCGTGGGGTCCCCCAACGCGGGACACACGATCTGGTGGCACGGGGCCAAGCACGTGATGCAGTCGGTCCCCTGCGGGTGGATCAACCCCAACGCCAAGATTGTGATAGGCAGAGGTGCCCTGCTGAACATGCGCCAGCTGGCCAAGGAGATCATCCACATCCAGCGCTACTACCCGGACTTCTGCAAGCGCCTGTTCATAGACGCCGAGGCGGGGGTGCTTGACGAGAGGTTCCATGAGCAGGAGGGAGGGGTCGACGGGGAGATGCACCGCCGGATCGGCTCCACCGGGGAGGGCGTCGGCCCCGCCCGCGTGGCCCGCATCAACCGCGACCCCGAGCAGTTCCGCCAGTTCCAGCAGGTGGCCGAGGAGTGGGGCCTTGAGGACTGCGTGACCCTCAACACGCCCGAGCTGATCGCCCGCTGGCAGAGCGAGGGGGACGACGTGCTGATCGAGGGCACGCAGGGGTCCGGGCTGTCGCTGCTCCACTCACACTGGCCGTACTGCACCAGCGTGGACACCAACGCCGCAGGGATAATCTCTGAGGTCGGGATCGCCCCCGCCCGCGTCACGGACGTGCTGCTGGTCTGCCGCACCTACCCCATCCGCGTGGCGGGCAACTCCGGACCCATGGAGAACGAGATCACGTGGGAGGAGCTGTCGGAGCGCCTCGGTCAGGAGGTGACGCCCGAGCGCACGACCGTGACCCACAAGGTGCGCCGCATCGCCGAGTGGGACGACCGCCTCTTCCACAGGTCCTGCGTGCTCAACGCCCCCACCCAGATCGCGCTGACCTTCTGCGACTACGTGGACCCGGAGCTTGCGGGCTGCGAGGACGAGGAGGTCCTGCGCACGTCGTCGCCCCTGTTCGAGTTCATGCGCGCTCACGGCCTGCTCGGTCGCGTGCGCTACTTCGGGACCGGCCCTCAGTCCATGGTGGAGGTGGGCGCCGATGCCTAAGTACGTGGACGTCCAGCTGGGGGAGGGGGCCAAGCTCCCCGCCAAGGGCCACGCCGGGGACGCCGGGTGGGACCTCTATGTCAGCCGCCCGACCGTCATCCACCCCGGCCAGACCGTAGACGTGCACACGGACGTGTACGTGCGCCTGCCCGCCCGCACCTACATCCGGATCGTGGGGCGCTCCTCCAGCCTGCGCAAGCACAGCCTCCTGATCAACGAGGGCATCATCGACAACGGGTACACGGGCGAGCTTTACGTGTGCGTGCACAACATGGGTTCCGAGCCGTTCCACGTGAAGCAGGGGATGCGGCTCGCCCAGTGCATCTTCGGGACGATCGAGGACGTGCGCTGGTCGGAGGTCGAGCAGGTGGGACCCTCCTCTGACGGTCGCGGGTCCGGCGGGTTCGGAAGCACGGGGGTGTGACCATGACCAAGTTCAGCACCGGGGCGGAGCGCGACACCGGCGGCAAGGGGCGTTGTGACCTCCTGCCTCACTCCGCCCTGCTGCGGGTCAGCCGCCAGATGGAGGGGGCGCTCTCCGAGCACGAGGAGCGAAACTGGGAGAGGGGCATCCCCATGCACTCCTTCCTCGACTCCGCCATGAGGCACCTGTTCAAGTACATGGACGGGTGGGTGGACGAGGATCACCTCGCCGCAGCGGCCACCAACGTGCTCATGGCCCTGTGGACGGAGGACCACATGCCCGAGATGCAGGACATCCCGACTCGCCCCGAGTATGACGAGTACCTGTCATTCAGGGGGTTGGATGGGGAGGACATAAGGCACACCGTCTCCGAGTGTGTGAGGGATAACTCGCGGCGGGACCCAGACGGAGGAGGGGACTCCGACCTGTTCAAGATCTCCAGTCACGACCCCGGCCATGGCAGCCCGTCGTACGTCACGGCAGGCAAGGGGGCCGAGTAGGTGTCGTCCCTCAGGGACGAGCACTTGGAGTATCAGGGAGTTGTGGTACCCGTCATGCGGTACCTCAACTCCCTCCCTCATGCCAAGGCCGTCAACGTGCACGGGAGCGTGTTCTCCGAGCGCGGGACCCCTGACGTGATAGGGTGTGTCGGGGGTCGCATGGTGGCGTTCGAGTGCAAGAGGTCGGCGGACGAGGAGCCGACCCGGATCCAGCTCTGGAGGCTCAGCGAGTGGATCCGGGCCGGGGCCGTGGTCGGGGCGGTCTCCAGCGTGGAGGACGTGGACCTGATCCTGCGCCTGATGGGAGTCATCGGGGCTGCCTGAGCGCGCGGATCCGCCCCATCAGGGACTCGTACTCCCTAGGCTGCACGACCGCCAGCGCGCTCATGTGCTCGTCGAGTACCTGCATCAGGGCTGGGTACGGGACGCCGCTGCAGGCCTCTAGGAACTCGGAGCCGTGAAGCTCGTCGGTCACGGCAGCGTTGCCTCCCTTCGGCCTCAGATGGTCGAGCACGGTGTACATGTCGGCAAGCCTGCTGCACGCATAGAACGACGTGTCCCGCGTGCTCAGGAACTTGTCGATGGTTTCCTCAATCTCGTCAGGGTCAATCACTGCACAGCCCCCTTATGCACAAAGGCCTACCCAGAGCCTCGGAGGCGGCTTGTACGGCCTCAATCGCATGATTCTCGACTAGCTGTGCCGCCCATTCCTCCACGCCGATTATATCGCCCCTCATCGTCTCTGAGCGGATTCTTGGGAGCAATTCCCACGACACTGTTACGGCATGGGCAATCTCGTGGAGCAGCACGCGGTCAATCAGTGGCGGTCGCAGGCTGTCGAGCATGTATACCGTTCTCCTGCTCGGGTCTGTCGTGGCAAGCCTCGCGGAGCCAGTCCGGTCTATGAGGGAAGGGTCGCCCGCAGGTACACGGATGACCCTCCACACGTCGCCGTTGATGACGAACGGCCTCATCCCTACATGTTGAGCATCTGGCGAAGCTCGCTCTTCAGGCGCTCGCGCTCCTCGGCAGAAGCGCCCTGAAGCTCCTCGCGGAGGCCGTCAATCATGTCCGTGTGGCCCATGCGGTAGCCGCGACGGCGATTAGCGCGGGTCGAGTAGCGACCCATGGAGTCGCGGTAGCCCGAGCGGTCACGACTCCCGCCCTGACGACCGCCACGGGAGTCATAGCCCATGCCGTCGTCGTACCCGCGCGGCATGTCGTCGGGCATGTAGCCGTAGCTGTCCTCCATGGCGTCCACGACGGAGCAGTAGTACTCTGCCTCGGACAGGTCCTTGATTGCGTCCACGAGCTCCTTCGCGTCCATGCGCTCAAGCCCACGGTCGCTCACCAGCTTCTCAAGGCGCTCCATCACGTCGGCCTTGATGTCGTAAATCTTGTCCAGCATCTCTCCTCCTATGCGATTCTCGCCACTGTCAGGTTGCCGTCCGCGACGCTGACTGTCTGCTCGTCGACGATATCCCCGCCGACGCCTGCGTTGACGTTCTCAAGGGCCACGGTGTAGCAGCAGCCGCGCGGCACGGTGATGATTGCCGTGCTCGTGACGTTGAAGTACTGCTCGACGGCTGCGGGCGTGACGATTGCGCGGGAGGACTGGAGAGGCTCGCCGTCGATTGCGAGCGCCACCGCGATTGCCGCTGCGGTGCCTCCCTCCGGCACGGCGAGGTTGCCGTTGAAGGTGACCTCGTAGCGGGCGAAGCACGAGTTGCCGCTCGCGCAGCCACGGAGAGTAAGGATGCCGCTTCCATTCCGATGGATTACCTGCCCACGAGGGCACGGGATGGAGTCGATAAGCAACAGGTTCTGCCCGAACGGGACGTTCTGGGGCGATTGTGCCTGAACATACTCGGACATGGCTACCTCCCTAGTTGCACCCGCAGCCGCAGCCGGGGTTCTGCGGCTGGCAGGTGAAGATGGGGGTGCGCCCGTAGACGGGCATGGAAGGCACGGGGCAGTTGCTCAGTCGGTTGTACAGCGCGTCCACCTCGTTGGAGAAGCCCTGCGTGATGAAGGCGTTCTGCGCGGCCTGCGACGCGGCGAGCTGCTGCATGTTGAGCTGCTGGCGGAGCTGAGCGATTTCGTCGTTCTTGGCGTCAATCTTGTCCTGGCAGAGCTGGTCGATGATTCGCTGGGTGCCTGCGGTCTGGCTCGCGATGATGTCACGGACGCCGTCGGAGAGGGCCGCGCGGTCCGCGCAGTTCTCTGCGAGGATGGTGGCCGTCTGCTGTGCGTTGCCGAGCTGAATGTCGGAAGCAAGCTGGGCGGTCTGGGCCTGAACGCCCGTGAAGCCCTGCTGCATGGCGGTCTGCATGCCGAACTGGGTCTGCATGTTCGCCATCTGACGGGCGTTGGCAGCGGTCTCGGCGTTGGCGAAGCCGTTGGCAACGGCCATCTGCATGTCACCGCAGCAGTTGCAGAGTTGCGTGGACAGACCGTTGATGCCCTGCTGAATGCCCTGAAGGTTGGTCTGAATCATCTGGTCACGGAAGCCGTCATTGACGTTCTGCGACTGGTTGAGCCACGGGTACAGCTCGTTGCCGCCAGCATAGCCGCCGCCACCCCAGCCGCCGAAGCCGCCGTTGAAGCCCCCGAGCAGGGCGATGAGAATGAGGACCCACCATCCGTCCCCGTTGCCCCAGCCGCCGCCGTTACCGCGATTACCGCCAGCGCCGTCAGCGACTGCGGCGATGTCGGCAAGCGAATACTCGTTCATAGCCATCGTGTTCCCTTCGATATACGGTTTTGAAAATCCCTATCCATGGTCGTGTGCACCCGACCGCATAGGCTACATGAGGGGTCGAATCTGGGAGTAGTCAAGCCCGAACTGCTTGAACGCCTCTTCTGGCGACTTCCCCTGACACTGTTGGAGCACTTTGGAGACTGGCACGCTCTGCCCGTTGGGGAGCCTGCACATCGCGTTAGACTTGGAGAGCTGCTCCACCACGGCCTGCGGGTTGCCCCCCACTAGGCTCTTGAGCATGCCAATCCTGTCCCGCATCATTGCCGCCTGCGGGCTGGGCTGTTGTGGACGGAACTGCTGCATGAACCCCATTGTTGATTGCCTCCAATGCCGCGCTTACCTTGGCAACGAACTTGTCGTACTCGGTGCGGCTGACGAACTCCGCGCCGTCAATCTTCACGGGCTGTTGCTCGACGTGCTGCGTGAAGTCGAACGTCTCGACCGTCTTCATGCCCGTGCCATCGGTGCTGACGATGTAAAAGCACGTCCCCGAGTTGTCGAACAGTGCGGGTGACGTGCTGTTGGGAGGAAGCTGGTACTGCATCGCGGAGTCTCGTCCGTTGACCTTGATGACCCCGTTGACGGGCTGCTGGTAGGGCTGCACCATCGGGGACACTGGCTGGCCCTGATTGGTGAGCGGCAGGTACGGGTTCTGCCAAGTGCTCTGATACGGTTGGTATAGCATCACTTGTCCTCTCTCCTAGAACGCTCTGCAACCATCGTCTCGACGTGAATGCGGTTTGGGCGCATGGCATCCGTGGCGTGAAGCTCCCAGAGCTGCAACCCAGTATATTGGAGCATGCGCATCCTCTCACCGCACTCGGGTCATATGCGCTCGCACTCGCCGCCGTCGTAGATGCTCCATCTTTGTTTTTGGTCGTAGCCTAGTGACCAGTCCTCGCATGCCTTGCGCATGTTCTCGCAGAACCTTGCGATGCTGCCAGCCATCTAGCGACCCATCGCGGACACGTGGCTTGCGCCAATGCACATGCCGATGAACAGGCCAGTGGCGTTGATGGTGGTGACGATTGCGTTGACGTTCTCGATGCCCCACTCGGGGCCAACGGTGCTGACGAACGTTGCGAGGGCAGGGCAGAGAATCAGCCCAACCCATTTCAGCACGTCATATACGTTGGAAGGCATGAGGTACTTTGGAACGTCAGGCACGGCCTTAATCTCCGCCGTGTCATCGGGCATAGTGAAAAGTCCCTGCTCGTCTGGGGTAACTTCTGCCATGTGCTTTCCCATTCCTGTAGTGTTCTTCCCCATTAAATCACCGCCTCCGCGTCGCGTCAAGATGCTACACCTCGCGCTCTGGCATCACGAACAAGCCCTGCTCGTCTGGTGTGATATCTGCCATGTGCTTGCCTCTTTTCTCCATGCGTCAATTTAAGCACCCGTCGGCCGCAGCCTTCCGGGGCGATTCGGCACAATTATAGCCCCCCCGGCCCGAGGGCTGAGGGGCATGGTCGCGTTGGCTGCTACAGCGTGACGGCCAGGGCCAGCAGTGCCACCATCAGCGCGGCGAGCACCAGCCCGCCGAACGCCACGGCGGCGTCGTGTGCGTCCTGGGAATACGGTCCCATCAGGCCCTCCTCTCCTGCCAGCATCGGGGACAGTGCCAGCCTACCACCTCGCCCGCGTCGCCGAGGACGGGCACCTCGTCAACGTTGCAGGCGTGGCAGCGCGGCCAGGGATAGCGGACCTCCCGCACCTCGCCGCACTCCGGGCACCACCAGCGTATCCACTGGTTGCCCTTTATGGACGAACCCACGGCGTGGACCATGCGGTGGCCGCACCTCGGGCAGTCGGGGCGGTGCTTGACGGCGCTGTAGTAGTCCATCAGCGCCACATCCCCGGCGACTTGTCGAGCGACGCGCAGAGGGCACGCACGCTCTCGCTGCCGAAGTAGCCGTCCACCGGGCCGCAGTCGTAGCCGTGCGCCTTGAGGAAGCGCTGGATGCCCTCGGAGGTCTGCTGGCCCCAGTAGCCGTCCACGCCGACCGCCGCGACGGCCTGGACGTGGCGGACGAGCCTGGAGCCGCCCGCGCCGTAGGCGCAGCACGTCACGCTCGCGCGGTAGCGGTCGCCGCTGTGCAGCTGGCCGCTGATGACGCCGTCCGCCGGGGTGCCGCACGCACGCTGCCACCTCTTTGTGGTCGCGGGGCCGCACCACCAGCGCTCCTGGGCGTCGGGGTCGCCGGTGGCCTTGGGGGCCGCGCCCTGGTACCTCAGCACCACCGTCCACGGGTAGTCGTAGTAGGCGCGAAGGTTCGTCTCCTGCCCGTCCTGGTCGCCCGCGCGGCCGCCGTGGACGCGATGGCCCGCCTCGCCGCGACTGGCCTGCGCCAGCATCCCGCCGCCGACGTAGAGGGCCGTGTGGTGGCTGTCATTCAGCAGCACGTCACCGGGCTGCAAGTGGGCCTTGCCCACGGGCACCCAGCCGTTCGCCATGAGGGCGCGGCGCATGTTGCCCGTGTAGGTCGCGCCGCCCGTCTTGTAGCCGTGGCGGTTCAACAGCCCGATGACGAGCGAGCTGCAATCGACCTCCGTGCCCTCGCGCCACCCGCTGCTGCGCCACGAATCGCGCTGCCACTGGTCATACCCAAGGTTGCCCTCGGTCACCCACCACCTGGCGTCCTCGCAGAGCGCCGCCAGGCCGGGGTCCATGTTCTTCCGTCCGCTCATATGCTAGGCCTCCTTGTCCTCGCCCATGTGCTTGCCGCCGTTCGCCACGTTGAGGAGCTCGAATATCGGCGAGTCGGCCAGACGCGGCTCGATGGCCACGAACTGCTCCAGCAGGCTCGATATCTCCATGATGCAGAGGTAGCCGCACGCCACCACCAGCACGGGGGAGCTGAACCCGAGGTCGAGTCCGCCGACTATCGTGCCGTCGATGATGTCCGAGACGAGGACGAAGCCAAGCGAAACCGCCTTGTGCCCGATCCCCTCCCGCATCTTCTGGGAGCTGAACGTGTGACTGATGAGCGCGTGGAGCAGCCCGAAGAGCACGTCCAGCAGGGTCAGCAGCAGCATGGCCGTGATTGCCACCTGCGCGACCGAGTTGTCGCGGAGTGGCTGCATGAAAACGTCGATGAAAATGGGTGGGTGCATGTACATTGCTCCTTAGTCTTTATATCTTTACGTCAAGCGCGCCTAGCCTGCCATGTACGTGAGCGACGCATATCGCGCTCTGTTCGCGGAGCCAGAGCCGCCGGCGTTGCCGATTGATATGGCACCGCCCGCCTCGACGTAGAGCAGCGTGCTTAGCGCGCCGTCGCGGCTCATGCCGCCCGTGGATATGCCCTCGGGCGGACGGAGTTCTGACGGTATGGTGTACGGGCACTTCGCGGAGTCCCACGAGCCGCCGCCAGGGATGACAACGCCGCTCGCGCTGACCATCACGAGCTTGCCCATGTGCCATATGTGCCAGCCGCCCCCGTCGTACAGACGCTCGAATTTCGTGGCCTGGGATACGGAATCCCCGAGCGCCTTCAACGTCGGAAGCTGCGGCAGGAGCCACGTCGCGGTGGGTGTGAGGGCGTCCAGCGATACGCGGGCGATGGCCACGTCCGCGATGGTCGCGCCGTCCAGCACGGACGATGGATTGTCCAGCGCGGGGTCCGTCGCGGTGGTGGCGGTGGTGCCCTCCTTGACGCCCAGCTTGGCCGACTCAGTGCCAGTGGATGCGTCATAGGTGTAGCGCACGTAAACCAAGTCGTTGCGCTTGCCCGTCTGCGCGCCGCTGCGGATGCTCAGCGTGTTGGTGCCGCTCAGGCGCACGTGGCGTCCCTCGACCATGAGGTCGCACGGCTGGATGACCAAGGTATTTGCGTCGCTCATCGTGACGGACGGAACCGCGCCCAGCACGTACGAGTCACTTCCGCAGATGCCCGCGTGCATGGCCCCCGCGTCAGCGCCGCTGACGTGCGCCGCGCCAGAGTGCCCCGTTACAAGCTCAATTGCCATGTGCTATCCCCCTACTTCGTGGTCGTGGTGGTCGGCAGGCCCTGTCCCGCGATGAAGGCCGTGACCTGCTGGTCGTGCAGCGCGAGCAGCTTGTTCCACTGCGCGGCGTGGTCGGTGCAGAGCACGTACTCCCTCGTCTGTCCGTTCTGGTCGAGATACTGCTTGCGCACGTATCCCGCCGCCGCGTCCGTCCCTGGGGCCGCGTAGCACTTTTGCGCGCAGCCCTTAACATCGCAGGCGTACCGGCTAAAACCCTCTTGTATTGACATGTCCTATCCCCTGACCGTCGATGTGTACGTGTACGTAAGCGTGCCCTGCTTGAAGGAGGCTACCTTCTTCGTCACGATGGCTCGCGCCGTCAGGCCCGACCACGGGTCGGTGCCGCCGATGACGTCGCCCAGGTCGAAGTCCGCGGAGGTGGTGCCGCTCTTGACCGTGACCTCCTGCGACGCCTGCCACAGCTCGCGCAGCTTCTTCGTGCCGTCCGTCTTCAGCTTGTCTCCCTCGGCTGACGAGTCGTCGTAGACCTCGGCTATCTCGTCCACTCCCTTGATTGACTGGCTGGTCGAGACGTTGCCCGAGCGGTCTGCGTATAGATGCAGAACCTCTCGCGCCCTCAGGTCGCCCTTGCCGAGGCACACAAGGTGGTTAGTGGGCCTGCGGATAGACACGCCTACCGTCGCGAGGCCTGCCGACTGCGCCTCGTCGTCCGTGTAGTCCGCCAGGCGCGCGACGGTCACGATCACGCGGCGCTCGACGTCAGACCACGCGAAGCGGCACTTGCAGCCGTGGTCCACGCATACCTGCCAGATGGCCGACCACGCGCCCATGTATCGCCCGGCGTCCTGCTGCTCCGAGGACGTGGAACCCGTGAAGGTGTGGTTTGCGGTGATGCCCGTGCGGCCGTCGGCGACGCGAAAGAGCCCCGTAAGCCCCGCCCTGGACACCAGCGCCGCCACGATGTCGCGCACGTCTCCCGACAGCGTCAGGTAGTCGCTCCCCGAGTCTGGCCCGACGACGCGGCGGTCGAGTACCCCCGTCCACGTGTCCCCGACGACGGAGAAGGTCCCCATGGCCGCGTCAGACGAGTAGCCGGTCACGATGCCGCCCACGTCGCTGCCCTCGGCGTACATCATCGCGCCGACCTCTGGTATCGAGTCGCCCGTGGTGTCCACCGAGAAGTCGTTTTCCGAGTTTCCGTAGGCGAAATCCCCGTCGTAGGGCTCGATGAGCCCCACGTCGTGAAAGCTCGCGTCCGTGTACGTCAGCTC